GCAGTATGGTCGATTGTTATGTCATCAATCTTGTGCAGCGCCGCCTCCAGCGCCTCGATGCGGGCGGCGGTCTGCTTGGCGGTTTCCACGCTGCGCCACAGGCGGGCCTCCAGTTCGCGGATGTAAGCGGCATCTTTGTTAGCAATCGCGGTCACTCTGCGCCCTCCAGTTCGCGGGCGAGGTCGGCGATCGCCGCCAGCTCGGTGTCGCCGAGGCCCCAGACCACGTCATCGTCGGGGCCGTTAGTGGTGACGGCGGCAAACTTGGCGCCGGGGCCGGGCATGAGATTGAGGACAACGCGACGGTCGTTGTCGGGGAAATAGACGGTGCGGGGATAGGTTTTCACAGCGGGGGTGTCCTTTCGGAGATGATCAAAGCGTAGATTGAGACGAGCAGCGCCACGGTGATGGCGGCGGCGAGGACGGCGACGAGGTCGGTCATTTGCCCTCCCGAGCCTTAGCTATGGCGACGATGCGCTGGGCCTGAGTGTGGGCGGCCATATCGTTGACATCCATCATGGCCAGAACCATGGGGTGCCGGCGAACGTGGTTGACCAGTTTCTGAGCGTTGGCGACGGTGGGGCGGTGCTTGAAAAGGGCGACGGTGGCGAGGATGGTCATCTGCTTTAGTCCTTGTCAGGGTTTCAACACACACACCATGTCACCATTCCGGTGACACGTCAACGGCTATCTTTGCAAACCTGCGGAAAACTTTTTGTGGACACGTCACCGAATTGGTGGCAGGCTTTTCGGATGAAGCTTGCATCGTATCTCGACATCAACGGCATGACCGACGCGGAGTTTGCGCGCCGGCTCGGTGTCAGCCGCCACACGGTCGGCCGCTACCGCCTCGGCGAGCGGTTCCCCCACCCCGAGGTCTTAACCAGGATCCACCGAATTACGCAGGGGCAGGTGACGGCGAACGACTTCGCCAACCTGCCGCAACCCAACACCGCGCGGGCATAAGCCCCCTAGCCCATCCGCGCGGCTAGTCCTCCCGGAACCCCGCTATCCCGCTCGGTTCCGGGGGGCACCACTCCAACCAACGAAGGCACCCATGACCAAACACTCTTTCGCAGACGTCGCTGAAACCCTGATAGCGGCCCTGCTCAAGGCCGCCGACGATAACCTGATCGAGGCGCAGAACCTCAAGGCGTCGGTCGTAACCCTCACCGAGGGCATCACGGAACAGGTTGCGGAACATACTCGCCTGCTCAATGACATGGACGCCCGACTGCGCACCTTCGGCGAGAGCGTGCTGACCGCGCACAAGACCTACATCAACGGCGGGATACATGAGAACCCCACGCCATGAGAGTTCTGATCGCCTGCGAATTCAGTGGCATCGTGCGGGAAGCATTCCGTTCCCGAGGACATGATGCGTGGTCATGCGATAGACTGGAGGCCGAGGATGGCAGTAAGTTTCACATCCGGCGCGATGCCGAGAATATCCTCGCCGATGGCTGGGATATGATGATCGCTCACCCTCCATGTACCGATCTGGCAGTGTCCGGGGCGAGGTGGTTCAAGGACAAACGTGAACAGCAGGAACGGGCACTGCATTTTGTCTCAACACTGCTGAACGCACCGATTGAACGCATCGCACTGGAAAATCCAGTCAGCGTGATATCGTCCCGCATCCGCAAGCCTGATCAGATCATCCAGCCGTGGATGTTTGGACACGGTGAGATCAAGGCGACATGTCTGTGGCTCAAGGGCCTGCCAAAACTGGTGCCGACAGACATTGTCGACGGTCGCGTGCCGCGGGTGCATTTCGCATCGCCCGGCCCCGAACGCTGGAAGGAACGCAGCCGCACGATGACCGGCATTGCCGCAGCCATGGCAGACCAGTGGGGCGCCACATGAGCGGCACCGCAGCCTCGATCTGGAACGACACGCCGGGCCTGACCCAGCGCCTTCAGCAACTGCTGGAGGCGCCCGAGAACCCTCCCTACAGCACGATCGCCAAGATGCTTTCGAAAGAGTTCGACATCTCCGTCACCAAGAATTCCTGTATCGGCAAAAGCAGGAGGCTCGCCATGCCACCACGGGAAGCGCGGCCACGAAAGATCCGGCAACACGTCTACAAGCCCCGGCCCAAGCCCAAGCCTCGCCAACAGCATGATGGACTGATTACGATTTACCAGCTGCGCGACTACGTCGACTGCAAGTGGCCGATCGGCTCATGGCCCGACATCCTGTTCTGCGGCCAGCAGCAGGAGGAGGGCCAGGTCTACTGCACCCAACACTGCAACCTAGCTTACCATCCGGGACGGAAGCAGTACGCATAACCCTACTGCCTGCCTAGCCATGCCCGTCCGTGCCATGCCTCGCCCTACCCGGCCACACCCCGCCGCGCCAGTCCGTGCCTGCCAGACCGCACCTCACCCGGCCGCGCCGAACCCGGCCATGCCTGCCATGCCTCACGTTGACACGCCTTACCCGGCCCAGCCAAACCTCTCCCTGCCTGCCGTGCCGTGCCGTGCCGTGCCGCACCCAGCCAGACCAAGCCAGTTCACGCCCAGCCTCGCCTGCCACGCCATACCGCGCCCAACCTGACCCCGCCGGGCCGAACCCGGCCTCGCCCGGCCATGGCTGCCTTGCCCGGCCAGGCCGCGCCGCGCCCCGCCACACCGATCCAGTCCTTGCCTGCCAAGCCGTGCCGCACCCAACCCTGCCGCGCCGAGCCTAGCCGAGCCTGCCACGCCCGTGCCAGGCCACGCCTCTCCAATCCAGTCCACGCCAAGCCGGTCCCCGCCTGCCGTGCCCCGCCTGACCTGACCAGTCCGCGCCAGACAGTGCCATCCCACGCCACGCCTGCCAAACCTCGCCAACCCGCGCCACGCCGGGTGCTGCCTCGCCTTGCCTGCCTTGCCCCGCCGCGCCAGGCCGTACCCGGCCGGACCCCGCCGTGCCCTGCGTTGCCAGCCATTCCAAGCCAGTCCTCCTCATGCCCGGCCTCACCTTGTCTGCCTTACCCCGCCCAGCCTAGCCCCGCCCGACCTCTCCAAGCCACATCTAGCCCAACCGCGCCTGCCGTGCCTCACTCTTCTTCGTCATCTCCCGCCAGTTTCTCTAACTGCTCGGCGAGATGGGTCACGACGCGCTCCGGCACCCCGGTAGCATACAGGGCCGCACTGTAACGGCGCAGCCACGTCCGCAGCGACACGGCGGCCTCGGCGCATAACATAGCCATATGTGCGGGGTCTTTTGGGTCTGACAAAAGATAACCGCCGCCAGCACGCCTACCCCCCATCGGGGAGATGATCAACGGCATCTGCTGTTCAATGACTTTCATCTTGCCGCCGCGGCCGACCTCCTCGACACCAAACTTGATAATGAGGTTTCGCGCAAACACTCGCGCTTGCCAGAGCCTATATTGTTCAGCGGCATCGGTATCTTCCCACGCAAACCAACCATAGGCCGGGTGGTCCTCGCCCCTGCGCTTGACTTCGCGAACGAAAACGGCGGGGTCATACTCCCCGCCGTGCCGTTTGCAAAAGTCCGCAATAATCTCCTGTCGGACCTTCGCTGTATATTTCATGCCGCCCTCCGCCGCACTTCACCGTGGAAAAATTCCATCAGATCTTCGGTGTCGCGATCGGCATAGGTCGGGTTCTTCAACGCGGCGAGTTGCACCTTGCGGCCGTGCTTGGACACCAGTTCATCCCACGCCTTGTCTTCCTCGCCTTCACCGAGCACTCTGAAACTTCCAAATGATCCTTTCCCTTTCTCTTGTCGGAAATCACCCACGCCGATCAGCACGCCTGCGTTGCACAGCAGGTTGACAACCGAGGAAGCCGACAGCTGCGGGACGATGTAGCGTATCTCAAGTTCGGCGCCCCAGATCGGCAGGTAGCAGCGCGTCCTGACGTCTGGCGTTCGATTGATGTCGGCAGACCTGACAACATCCATCCGCAGTTGCGGCGTGCCGTAGAGAGGCACGAACGAGCCCGGCATGAACAGCAGACGCTGCGCCGAGGTCTTGGTTAGTCCGGGGGTTTCCAGTGCAGCAGTGGACATTGCCGCCTTTACGGCAATCACATTCAGTCCCAGCGCCGTGGGGCCGTCAGAGAGAATTTCGGCACTGTCGCGAAACTCCTGTTCCGGAGTATGTTTTATAGAAGCTCTATCGGCTTTTCCTTTCTTCTGGCCGCCGACCAGCAGCTGCTGCTTGGCTTTTGACGCCATTCTGTTTTGAAATAATGGTGTGGTGCCGATAATCCGCAGCTTGATTGACGCTTGCCGCAAGGGCTGGATGCTGATTTCGATCTGATCGTCTTTTTTGGTAGCCATTGTAATCTCCTATTGTGACGGGATGACAATGTGTGCATAATGCACGCATGGTGTCAACTGCATACAAGAGCATTCAAATGAAATCATCTGCGATTTCGGTTCGCGTCAGCGAGGAAGTAAAGCGAGCGATCGAGAAAGCCGCCGCGGCCGACAACAGGTCGGTGGCGTCGTTGGTCGACAAGCTGGTGCAGGACTTTCTCAGGAAGCACGGGATGCTGCGGGGGAAGTGATGGTGAAGCGCGGCGACGAGGAACACAAGCTGCAGGTGATGGTGATCGAACTGCTCAAAATCATGGGCAGGAAGGGCGCGTTCTACTGCTTCTCGATCCCCAACGCCGGCATCCGCACTTTGCGGATGGGCGCCCGCATGAAGCGCGAGGGGCTGCGCTCCGGCCTCGCCGACCTCTGCTTCATGTTGCCGGGCGGGCGTGTCGCCTGGCTGGAAATGAAAACCAAAACCGGCCGGCAGTCGGTCGAGCAGAAAAATTTCCAGCAGATCTGCCTCGCGCTAGGACATCCATACGCCATTGCTCGATCAGTCGAGGAGGCAGAGAAAATTCTGAAATTATGGGGAGTATTATGATCAATTACGAACGCCACTCGCCGTCCTCGCTTAACCTATTTGCGGCGTCACCGTCCATGTTCGTGCTGGAGCGCATTCTCGGCCTCAAGCAGCCGGTCGGCGCCGTGGCACACCGCGGCGTGGCGGTCGAGGACGGCGTTGCCTACGGCCTCGGCAACCCGCAGGCAAACGACAAGGACAGCATCAAGGTAGCACTGGCGCGCTATGACCTGCTTACCGCGATGTCGGGCGATGCCCGCCGCGAGAAGTATCGCGAGGACATCCCCGATATGGTGTCGTTGGCGCTTGACGAGCTGCGGCCCTACGGCGTGCCGACCGATGCGCAGGGGTTAATCACCTGGCACCCGGAGGGTTTGCGGCTGCCGATCGTCGGCTATTTTGATTTCAAGTGGGAGGACAAGGGCATCATTGTTGATTTGAAAACGACCGACAGGATGCCGAACGAGATCAAGACAAGCCACGCGCGTCAAGTTAGTCTGTATGCGGCGTCTGACAATCAGGAAGGGCGACTTTGTTATACAACTCCTAAAAAAGTACAAACTCTGAAGCTGGAAAACATCCGCGAGCATCGACTGGCGTTATTAAACATCGCAAAGAAGGTTGAAAACTTTCTGGCGCTGAGTGAAGATCCGGCGTTCTTCGTCGGTGTCGTTGCTCCTGATTTGGATAGTTTTTATTGGGGCAACCCAGCCGCGCGTCAACTTGCGTTCGAGCACTTTGGCGTGTGATATAGTTTTGGCACGGCAGGCATGGGTTGGCTGGGCAAGGCGCGGTTTGGTCGGGCTGGGCTCGGCAGGCGAGACACGGCTGGGTCAGGGCCGGCGGGTCGCGGCGAGGCAGGCGACACAAGAATTTATCCAATTCCGGGTTAGCCGGAGTGGTGCGCATCAGACCTTCCTGATGCATCTGGAGAAATGAAAATGAGCGTTTTTGGTTTTAGCACCGAGCCGTCAGCTGGCGGCGATTTCACCCCGATCGTGAAATTTGATGCCCGCGCCGGACGCGTGTTTCGCGTCGATCGCGAGCAGACCGCCGACGGCTTCGTCTCTAATCCTGTCGACATCACACAAATCTTCAAAGCTGTAGTCGATTTTGAAAACGTCGAAACCGGGTGGATGGATTTCCCGCCGGGTTCGGCACCGTCGTTCGTGCTTGTTCAGCTTAACGAACTGTCCAACGGCAAATCGCTGCCAGAGCGGCCATCGCCCCGGCACAAAAACGGAATTCGATTTCTGTTGAAGCTGAACAAAGCTTGCGGTGGCGACAAGCCGGTAAGAGAAATGGCAGGAACGGCAAAAACCTTTCTTGCCGGTGTAGAGGAAGTCTACAACGAGTATCTTCGGGAAAGGGCAAAGTACCCCGGCCAGTTGCCGGTAGTGGAGCTGGCGTCGACCATGCCGGTCAAGTCTGGCTCCGGAGCGCAGCAGTCGACCAATTATCGACCTGTGTTCAAAATATCCGGCTGGGCGCAGCGCCCGGCAGACCTAGTCTACCTGCGGCCCTCGACGGCGCCGGTGGAGCCACTGAAGCCCACCCCGCCTGCGACTGGGGCACAGACCGTCCCGCCGCCTAACGTGATGCGGCAGAACGGTTCGCAGCCGCAGATGGCTGATGACGACTTCGGCTGAATGCGCGTAGGGTGAAAAAAGGCGGGAGGGGTGTCCGAGCCCCTCCCGCCTCAGCCCATGCCTGCAACAATCCCTCGCCACAGCACAGGTGACCCTATGGATGTAGCCGATAAGGCCCGCGTTATAAAGCTATTAGGCATGCTCGGTTCCGCGTTCGACGGCGAGCGCGCCAACGCCACCAACATCCTGCAGCGGATGGCCGAGGCCAGGAAGATAACCCTGACCGAGCTGATCGCGCAGGCGTATGGCTCCGCTGCTAGTAGCACGCCGCCCCCGCCACCCCCGCCACCTGATTTCGAGGACGTCGAGAAGGCCGACGACCTGTTGCGGATGCTGCAGCAGATCGCCGATCGGCCGGACATGGCCTCGCGGGTGCTGACGCCGTGGGAGATCAACTTCGCCACCGACGTCGCCGGCCGCTACAGCCACGATTATGACCTCTCCGAGAAACAGCTGGTGGTGGTGCAGAAGATCCTCGTCAAGGCCAAGCGGGTGTTCCCATGATCGACCCGGAGTTCGCCTCCGCCGCTGAATGGGCGCGGCTGTACCGTGCCAAGGCCATCCAGGTGGTGCCTGCCTGTTCTCACGTCGAGGTCAAACCAGGAACAGCCTGGAAGCGGCCTTTGTTCTCGTCTTGGACCGAGTTCCAGGAGGCATTGGTCCCCGACGACAAGTTCAACGAATGGTATGGCCCACATGGCCAGTATGTCGCCCGGCTGCAGATGGGCACGATCTGCGGGCGCGCCTCGGGTGGCACGTTCGTGGTCGACCTCGACACTCATAAGCACCCCACCGCCGCGGCGTGGTGGCAGGGGTTGCTGGCCGTGCACAACAACGGCATGCCGCTGGAGACGCCCGAGCAGCGCACCGGCGGCGGTGGCCTGCAGAAGCTGTTTAGGGCGCCTCCCGGCTGGACCCCACCGACCTGCAAGACCTCGATCGGCGTCGACATCCGCGGCCAGGGTGGCTTCGCCATGCTCGCCCCGTCGATGCATGAGAGCGGGCGGGCCTATGAGTGGCTCGAGGGCCTCTCGCCTGACGAGGTCGAGATCATGGTGGCGCCGGATTGGCTGGTGGCGGCCATAGATGCCCTGGTGGCGCAATACGGCGGCGGCGGGTCAACGAAAAGCAGCGAGCCAAAAACAGCGAGCAGCTTTTCGTCTGGAACCTACGATGGCTTCGGCCACCAGGTCGACGGTCGCGAGGAGTATATGCGCGACCTGATCTGGGCCGCTGTGGTGGACTGGCGGCGGGAGTGCCCGATCAAGCCTGGCGAGGCCGAGAGCCACGCCAAGATGGTGGAGAAGTATGGGGTTTACGAGCAGGGGGTGTCGCCGCGGGTCTACGAGGCAGCCCTGACCAAAACCCAGATGCTCGATCGCGAGGGCCGTGGGCCCGGCCTGTTTCACGTGAAATGGCGCGCCGCCATGAAGCTGTGGGACAGCAAGGTCTTTGAGGAGGCCAAGCAGCCCGGTAAATCGGACAATTACCGGGCTCACGACTATACCGACGAGTTCAAGGCCGAGCCGAGGGTCGACCCCGCCACCGGCCATCCCCTGCCGCTAATCCAGACCGGGACCGACTTCGTCGGGGCTTATAGACCGCCGGACTACCTGATCGATAACCTGATCCAGAAGGGCTACCTCTACTCCCTGACCGGCCCCACCGGCCACGGCAAGACCCCGACAGCCATGCTGATGGGCATCAGGGTGGCCTTGGGGAGGCCATTCCATGGCAGGCCTACGACACAGGGATCGGTGTTGTTCCTCGCCGGCGAGAACTCGGATGACATCCGCGCCAGGTATGTCGCCCTGTCCGACCATGAAAAGTTCGATATCGCGACCACGCCGTTCTACTTCATCGACGGGGTGATCGACATCAGGGCCGAGATGCCGCGGATCGAGGCCGAGGCCGCCACGATCCCAAACCTGTCGATGGTCATTATCGACACCGACCAGGCCTACTTCCTGGGGGACGAGGGTAACTCGAACGAGCAGCGCAAATGGTTCGCCAAGACCCTGCGGCAGCTGCTGAAGCTGCCCGGCAACCCCACTGCCCTGGTCAACTGCCACCCGGTCAAGAACGCCACCCAGGATAACCTGGTGCCGCTCGGCGGGTCATCCTTTCTGAACGAGGTCGACGGCAACATCCAGTGCTGGGCCGAGGACCGCACCACCACCATCAAGCCCCACGCCACCAAGTGGCGCGGTACGGCATTCGAGAGCATGGCGTTCGACCTCAAGACCGTGACCAGCGACCGGCTGAAGGACACCAAGGGCCGGCACATCTCCTCGGTGATGGCAGTCGAGATCTCGGACGAGGGGGCCGCGCGCCGCGGTGCTGTGCTTGAAGAGGACGATAAGTCCGTTCTGCGTATGTACTACCGTGACAAAAACGCATCACTCGCCAGCATCGCCAAGGCGCTGGGGTGGCTGTGGCCAAATGGAGCTCCGGCCCGCAACAAGGTGCAGCGGACCGTCGACCGTCTGAAGAAGAGCAAGATGCTTTACAACTATCATGGCGAAAAGTGCCGCATCACTAAAAAGGGCGCCAAGCACATCGGTGAGAAGTGGGGCGGAGAAGACGACGAATAGGTGTTTAAATACCTAATTTAGCTGTACTCAACGTGAGTACAGCAGGAGGGGGGTGTACTCAGTGAGTACACCCCCCCTAGTACAACGAGTACAAACAGGTGGTTAAGTGCTTATAAAAAAACAAAAAAAGGCGTTGAGTACAGTCGGAGTACAGACAGCTATTCTTAGCTGTACTGTACTCACTCCTTTTTCTTAGGAAAACGAGGTCAAAATGAAAACTAGGGAACTCAAGCCGGCGAGTGCCGATCGGCGCTGGAACTCGAGCTATGGAACCTACCTGTCGGGCCAGGCCGCCATCGACGGCGCAGACGCCACGGCGATCGAAATGGAACGGCGCTGGGGAGCCGGTCGCCTCCGCCTCCTGGTCGATACCCCGCTCCGGGAAAAGTTCGACCGCCAGGATTTCCTCTACCGCCAGGCCATCCACCACGGCTCCCTCGAGGAAGTCCAGCGCCAGGCCGGGCGCATGACCGCGGCGTACCGGGGCCTCAACCTCGCAGCCGAGACTGTGGGTGCGCCTAAACTGTCCCCCGTGGTCTGGGAGGTCGGCCTCGCCGATGGCACCGTGGCAGCCATCGTGAGGTCATACGAGGACGGCGTCGAGATCAACCGGGAACGCCGCATGGTGGTCTACACCCTCGAGGAGATCGGCCGCATGCTCGATAACTACCGCCAGGTGGTCGACACCAAGATCGTCTTCCCAGGCGCCGAGGTGGTCGCCATCCGCCGCCAGTCGATCGAGGATCCGCTCAACGGCGTCCCCGACGGCGTCAGCCTCGAGGACACCCTCAACGATCCAATCCCAGACTTTGGGGCCTGATAAAACCTTGACGCCAGATATGGCGTCGGCGCATGTTCCATCATGAGCAACGCCAAGATAACCAGCCTGATCAATGCAGAAATGCGCGAGCTAGAAGCCCGCGTTACCCTCCGCATCGACGAAACCATGCAATATCTCGCCGAGGAACTATCACGGCTGCGTGATCGCGTGGCCAAGCTGGAGGAGGGGGTGCAATCCCCCGCATCAAGTGGCTGAAATCAAAGACGCAAACTGGCTTAAGTCACTATGCCGGTCCTACACCGAGGCCAACGTGCGGACGCTCGCCGGCTGGGCCAACGGCAAGGACACCAACGACGAGCTAAAGATGAAAGCAATCGGCATGCTCATGGACCGCGGCTGGGGCAAGCCACAGCAAGACACCACGCACGAAGTCAAAGGCGAGATCAAAGTGGTGCTGCGTCAAATGCTCGAGGACGATGAGCCATGAACGACCTCGGCACCATCCGCCTACCAACAGACGGATGGCGCCCGCGACCGCATCAGAAAAACCTGTGGCGCTACCTCATGCGCGGCGGCAAGCGCGCAGTAGCTGTCTGGCATCGCCGAGCCGGCAAGGACGAAATCTGCCTGCACGCCACTGCAGTCGCGATGCTCAAACGGCCGGCCAACTATGTGCATCTCCTCCCCGAGTTCACGATGGGCCGCAAGGCGATCTGGGAAGCAGTCAATCCACACACAGGCAAGAGGCGCATCGATGAAGCGTTCCCTCACGAGTTGCGAGCCAACACTAACGACAGCACCATGCTCATCCGATTTCATAACGGATCAACATGGAACGTCGGTGGCTCTGACGCCATCACCACCGGATCCTCCGGCATCGGCTCATCGGTCGCTGGTGTTATCTTCTCAGAGTACGCACTGGCGAACCCGGCAGCGTGGGCCTTCTACCGGCCGATCCTGGAAGAAAACGGCGGATGGGCCGCGTTCATCTCTACTCCCCGCGGACGCAATCATCTACTTCAACTATACCAGCACGCCCAGCGAACACCCGGATGGCTCGCAGAAACCCTCCCCGCAACAGCAACGGCTGCTCTCTCAGACGAGGCTCTTGCCGAAGCCCAGCGAGAAATGATCGCACTGTACGGCGCCGACCAGGGTCGCGCGCTGTACGAGCAGGAGATGTTGTGTAGCTTCAACGCCACCTTCAGCATCGGTGCGTTCTACGCCAGCGAGATGCAGGCAGTTCGTGCTGAGGGGCGGATCGTAGACTGCGAGGCCTTACTCGATCGGCCGGTGCATAGCTGCTGGGATCTCGGTGTCGGCGACGATACGAGCATCTGGATGTATCAGGCGCAGGGCGCGCAGCTCGTGATCCTCGACCACTACGTCAACAACGGCGCCGGCGTCGAGCACTACCGCGACGTGTTGAGCGAACGATACAGGGAGCGAGGCTGGATCCACGGCGACGACTACGTTCCGCACGACGCCAGGATAATGGAATTCGGATCCGGCAGAACGCGCGTCGAGACGATGTCATCACTTGGCCTGCATCCGCGGCTGGTGCCGCAGGCCAAGGTCGACGACGGCATCAATGCGGTGAGGCGCATCCTGCCGCTATGCGTGTTCCACCCTCGAACTGAAGAGGGCGGCATCGATGCGCTCGAGCAGTACCGGCGCGAGTGGGACGATGAAAAGAAAACATTCAAGCCGACTGCACTACACGATTGGACGAGCCACCCGGCCGACGCCTTCCGCTACCTGGCGATGAGCTACCGCGCGGCGCCTCGACTGGTGCCGAAGGAGCCGAAGCAGGAGGGCTGGCGCATCCCCCCGGTACGCGAGCCTCGGCGTGGAGGGCTGTTCCGATGATGCCGGCCGACAATATCCCGTGGCATTGGTATGTGATCGGCGTGATCCTGGTGATCTCTGCGATCGTGTTGGTGAGGTTTATATTCAATGGCTGAGGACAAGAAACCGCACGAGGATGATCTCCGCTCGGAGGACCACGAGTACAATCCGGCGATCGAGCCGAAGAGCGCCAAGGCGTGGCTCAATCTGCTGACCGAGAGCGAGGATGCGTTCGAGGACTGGAATACGCGTTGCGACCAGTACGATCGGGAGTATGCCAACATCGAGCGGCTGGCGCAGCGCGAGCGCGATCGCGAGTTTCAGATGTTCTGGGCCAACTGCGAGGTTCTCAAGCCCAGCATCTACGCCAAGCCGCCGATCCCGGTGGTGGTGCCAAAATTCAAGGACAGGCGGCCGGTGTACCAGCAGGCCTCCGAGGTGATGGAGCGATGCTGCAACGTCGCGTTCGACCTCACCCGCATCAACGACCTGATGCTGCTGGTGCGGGATGATCTGTCCATGACCAGCCGCGGCGTGGCGTGGTGCCGATACGAGAGCGGCGGCAGCAAGAGCGACTACGACCACGAGAAAGTGTGCATTGATTTTAAGGGCAGGCGCGACTTCTTGCACTCGATCTCACGCAACTGGCGCGAGGTGACATGGGTCGCGGCTGCCTCATACCTGACGCGCAGTCAGGCCCGTGAGCGGTTCAAGGAATACTCAGATGACGCCTATCAGCAGGCCGAGTACAAGGTCGACAAGGACAGCAAGGAGATAGGCGGTGCTGACAACCGCGAGCGGGCCAAGTTTTGGGAGATCTGGGACAAGGGCTCGCGGCGCGTGGTGTGGGTCGCCGAGGGCGTCGAGGATATTCTGGACGAGGACGATGCCCACCTCGATCTTCAAAACTTCTTTCCTTGCCCGAAACCCTGCTACGGCACGGTACAGCGGGGGTCGCTGATCCCGGTGCCGGACGTGATGCAGTACAAGGACCAGTTGTTCGAGATCAACATGCTGACCGGGCGCATTCACGCGCTGAGTGACGCGCTGCAGGTCAAGGGGTTCTATCCTGCGGGAGGCGGCGAGGCGGCGGATGCGATCCAGACCGCGCTCAAGCTCAACTCGCCTAGTGAGGTGATGGTGCCGATCAGTAACTGGGCCGCGTTTGGGCAGTCCAAGGAGATCATCCTGTGGATGCCGATCGACCAGATAGCGCAGACCATTTTGCATCTGGTGACACTGCGCAAGCAGATCATCGAGGACATCTACCAGATCATGGGTCTGAGCGACATCATGCGTGGCGCGACCGACCCGAACGAGACGCTTGGAGCGCAGCAACTAAAAACGCAATACGGGTCTACTCGTATCCGCGACAAGCAACAGGAGATGGTGCGGTTTGCGCGGGATTTGGTCGAGATCACCTCGGAAATTATTACTGAGAAGTTCGACAAGGTCACCATCATCGAGATGTCGCAGACCCAGCTGCCGACCAAGGAGATGCAGACCAGGAAGGCCCAGCAACTCGAGCGGCAGCTACAGCAGAGCATGATGCAGTTGCAGCAGATCCAGCAGCAACAGCAGATGGCGCCGCCGGATCAGCAGCCTGGTGAGGAGCCGACCGCGGCAGCCCCGCCTGACCCGTCTGCGCAGATCCAGCAGCAGATCCAGAAGCAAGTGGTCGAGCTGCAGAAGTTGGAGGAAGAGCCGACCACCGATCAGGTATTCAAGTTCCTGAAGGACAACCGCGCCAAGTCGTTCGTCTTGGACATCGAGACGGACTCGACCATCATGGCGGATGAGAATGCTGAGAAGCAGCGCCGCACCGAGTTCGTCGGCATGCTGGCGACGTTGCTGCCGCAGCTATCGGCGATGATGACGGCAGCACCTGAGACTGCCCAGTTTTGCACTGACATACTGAAGTTCTCTACCGCGCCGTATCGTGCCGGCCGGGTGCTGGAGGGCAGTATCGATGAACTGGCTGAATTGATGAAGCAGAAGGGCCAGCAGGGCCAGGGCGAGGATCCGACCACGGCGCAGCACCGCATCCTGCTGCAGATCGAGCAGATGAAGCAGGAGACGATCAAGCAGAAGAACAAGGCCGACATCCTGCTGAAGATGAAGGAAATGGAGCAGAAGGACCAGCACAAGCAACTCGAGCTTGAGAACGAGCGCCAGATCAAGGGCGCCGAGTTGGCGTCGAAGCAGAACGACGCGCAGGGCAAGGCGCAGGTGCAGAACCTCAAGGCGATGGAGAACCGCGAAGCGCATCAGGCCCACATGATGGAGAACAACCAGAAGATGGCGCTTGATCGGCAGAAGGCCGAGGTGGCGATGCGGATCAAGCAGCAGGACGCGGTCAACAAGGCAAACGAACGGCAGCAAGCGGCGCAGCAGCGCAATAACCGGGGGCTGGTCTAATGCCGATGGCAGTAATCAGCACGACGAAGGGTCTGGCGGTTACCAGCGCGCCTAACGGCTTGCCGGTAGTGGTTGCAACCAATGGCTACGGCGTCGGCGTTGTGCCGGTGGCATCGGGCGGGCTGCCGGTGTTCGACACATCAGGCACGCTGTTTGGGCCGGCGGTGATCCCGGCCAACACGGGCTTGCCGGTTATATCCGGCGCCACGCAAGTAGGTCAGACGCTGTTTACGACGGTCGGAACCTGGAGTGGGACTACGGCGACCTATACTTTCCAGTGGAAGCGCGGCGGCGTGAACATCAGTGGAGCGACGGCGAGCAGCTACTTGCTGGTGACGGCGGACCTCGCCGCCAACATCACGGTGACGGTAACGGCGACCAACACCGCGGGCAGTGCCAGTGCGACGTCGGCGGCGGTCGGCCCGGTGACGGTTGCGGCACCAATCAATTCGGCGGTGCCTGTTATCACGGGCAGCATGGTAGAGGGTGGTGTTCTCACCGCAACGACGGGCACTTGGAGCGGATCGCCGACCTACGCCTATCAGTGGAAGCGCGCCGGCACCAACGTAGGCACTAATTCAACCACCTACACGTCGGTGTCGGGTGATGTCGGATCGACCATCACGGTGACGGTTACTGCGACCAATGCGGGCGGCAGTGCGAATGCGACGTCGGACCCTGTCGGGCCTATCACGGCCGCGGGGGCCGGTGCCATCGCCACGCCGACGCTGACCTCGCTGACGACGGCGACCGATACCGGGGCATCGTCCACCGATCTCATTACAAACGACACAACACCGGATCTCAACGTCGACTGGGGCGCTGACCCGCCGCTGACTGGCGATGTGATCGAAGTCCGCAATGGCGGCACGCTGATCGTGACGCATACCGTCACGGCGGGGGAGGAGGGGTCTGGTATTGTGGCGGTCGACTTCCCGTTGAGCGCGGGTAGCAATTCCCTGACCGTCACGCACAAGCGCGGCGCAAGCTCGTCCAGCCCGTCGAGCGCGTTTGTTGTCGTGATCGATATGACGGCGCCGACGCTAACCTCGCCCGGCGGCACGCAACTCGCCTCTACGACAGCAACATTGTCGGTTACGACCAACGAGGCCAGCGGCACGCTGTACTATGTGGTGACGACCAGTTCCACCCCGCCGACGCCGACGCAGATCAAGGCGGGCCAGAACAATGCCGGGACGGCGGCGATGTATGCCGGATCGCAGGCAGTATCAACGACCGGGGCAAAGACCGCTACCGCGACCGGCGTCACCGGCGGCACGCGCTACGCCTACTACATGCACGAAGATGTCGCGGGCAATCAGTCAACTGTCCCGACCGGTGTGACGTGGACGCAGGCCGACGTCACGGCTCCGGTGCTGTCCAGTCCGACAGCCGTCAAAACGGGTTCAACGACCGCAACTCTGGGCGTCACCACCGACGAAGCCGCCGGCACGCTGTACGGGGTGCTGACGCTGAACTCGACGCCACCGACAAAGGCCCAGATCAAGGCCGGGCAGAATGCGGCGGGGGCGGCGGCGGCGTATGCGTTCAATCAAGCTGTGTCTGGCACAGGTGCGCAAAGCAAGAGCGCCACCGGACTTACCGCGTCGACAACCTACTTTGCCTTCTACATGCAGGAAGATGCCTCGACTAACCAGTCGAACATACCGACTGTCGTGTCGTTCACGACGGATGCGAGTGGTTTCAGCGTCCTCGCCTTGCCGGGCCTGATCGGCTGGTACGACGCCAGCGTTGCCGCATCGATGAGGACATCAGGTGCAACTTCCACCAACGGGC